GGTACATGAAGCAATCTCTTGTAATCTTAGCTTCACTAGCTGCATTAGGGTCATTGTAATACTGTGAGTAATATAACTCTAAGTTAAACGCTTCAGACTTTTTCTTACCTAACTCTGTCTGATTAAAGCCATACCAATTACCATCAGGCATTTTAGTTCTAGGCCATACAAACTGACCCGTACCATCGTAACGTTTACTTGTTTCTACTTTTCTTTCAAACCATTTCCACAAGGGTCTAGTTTCTGTAACTACCCCCTCATCATCAAATATGTCGTATTCTTTTTCTTTCAATGAAGAGTATAAATCATTATCTCCGTATCTTGTTCCTACCATCCACTTAATACTACCTGTCGTGGCAATAGAAGCATACGACTGATAAACTTCTTTTATATCTTCTCTTTCAGCAGCACTACGGTAGTTCTCGTTAGTAACCAAATCATCGAAGATACACATCTTATAGTGCGCTCCTGTATTGGTACTCTTTGCACTTGTAGCGGCTATTGTTGGGTCTTTTTCACTCTTGGGTCTTTTAGGGTGGTCTACTGTTATTTCAGTTTTAGTCCATGTTCCTAAAGACCTATGGTCATATTCTTTTGTTCTAGGGTTAACTTCGTAATTTAACATCTCAGGCCAGAGTTCCCTGTAAGAGTCACTCTTAAATATATTTTTAATAACCGTAAGCTGTCTTTCTGATAATGTTGGGTTAGAAGACACATAGGTAACAGTAAACCAAGGAAACTTAGTAATAGCCCACGAACAAGCTACTGCTATACAAAAAGACTTCTGGTGGTCACGAGGTATTAATGCTGCTGCATTATCCCCTTGCCCTGTCTCCATAGCTTCCTCTAGAGAACGCTGAAAGAAAAGAAACATCTCCTCATGCACATCTCCAAAATATCTATCAGGAAACATTACTTGAGCGTAGAAATATAAATCTTTCTCACAGTCTTCTTTAAGCTGATCCATAATCACGTTGATTTACTGTCCCCACCTAGAATTTTATATTTCAAAATTGCCATGTCCGAGTGTATATCAACCATCATCCCTGATATTACCTTTACTTGGTTATCCACTTCTGAAAATCTTTCCATTAAAGGCAGCACAATATGCTCTTTGATTTCTTGTTTATCGTAATAATTCTTATTTAATTCCATTTCTAAATTTATAATACTTTTTTCTATAGCTGCTTGTTTCATAGAAAGGGCTTCACTCTTTTTTTCTAGAGTCTCAAAATATCTTTTTGAAAAGAAAGAAAAAATAGCTAAAGCAGGAATCCAAAGGAATTTGTATAAAGTACTAGCTTCCATTAGCAAGAGAACGCTTCCTTATACTTTCAGCAATATTACTTACATTACTTGTTTTAGTTGAAGGTATTTTCTTTTCAGGACGACCCACACTTTTCGGGACTTCCTTTTTAGTCGCTTTATCATAGAGTTTCCAAGCCGCCTGAGTGTCACCATTAGCAATAGCATCCAGAAGAACACTCTTAGCAGCAGACTCATTAGCCTTCTCTTTTTCTTCCCTCCAGTCATGGAGTCCTGTGAAGTTACTGCCATTAACTACTCCTATCTGAAACCATTTCTCTTTACAAAGCTTTTGCCAGTGAGTCCAACTCCCTAACAAAGCCATTGCTGCTGCATACTCATCTACGGACTCCCTATACACCCTAGCGAAGCTTACGTACTCATTCCCTTTACGAGAAGTGTAATCTTCTGGACGAAGTGTATAAGGAGCATCTATGTTGTTGTACTCATAGAACAAACCTTGAGTAAACAAAACGCCATTACTTCCTTTAAATTTTGATTTACTCATGGCTACCCCTATTAACCGTTTCTAGTAATTGAATAAGTAACTTTAAGGGATTGTCCTTCAATTTTAGTTACAGGTGCAAACGTACCAGCAGATATTAGTGCGTTAGTTGATGTACGAGAAGTAGGTAATTTGTAAAATGTTGGAGCATAAAGTCTGTTATCCCACTGAGTAGTCGCTCCAAAATACACTCCAAATAACTCTAAAGTAAAAGTATCAAGAGTAGTTATAAAAGGTGATTTGTTATCATTAGTATTAGAACTAACAACTATCCCAAAGTGCAAAGGCGAAGTCTCTAAACTCAAGCCATAATGACCTCCTTGTGTAGCACCAGCAAGTGTTGTTGTCATGAAATTGCCAGCCATACCAAGAGCTTGTTTATTCCACATTGCGCCTACAACTTCATCGTTATTATCTAAATTTAAATAAAACCCTACTTTATTATTTCCCTGAGTTTGACCAGTGTTCTCCATATACCTATGGTGTAAATACTGATTAGTAGCACTATTCTGTTCAAAAACTACATAAGCGGTGTTGTCATCTATATAAGAACAACTAGTTATCCCTAACAGATTCCTATTTAAACTCGTATATAAGTTAGGTCTAATCCGCTCAACAATATTTGATGCACTTGTAGGTGTAATATTAAAACTAATAAACTCAGTTGTATTGGATGCTCCATTTCTAATAATGTGAGCTTTTGTACCTGCTGCATTTATAGCCATAGCGAGACCTGAATCATTAGTGCTTGCTGTCGCATCCGCAGTTGTTGTTAATGTAAAAGCAGCGTTTGCTGTCCACACACCTTCAGACACAAAAGAATAAGACTGAATATCCATTACCTGTGTATTATGTGCATGTCTTACATAATAAAGAACTTTATTTACAGGGTCATAAGATAAACAAGCACTAAAAGTAGTTCCGTTATTAAGGCTGTGGATGCCTGTCTGAGGTGTTTCAAAAAGTGAAGGGTAAGTAGCTTGTGGTGCAAGACCCTCTTGTGACATGTAGGCATCAGGTGGGTTACTTACATGCACTATTGAAAACGGTGCAGCACTATCTATTACGGTATTGTGTCTAACCATAAACAGCTCACCATCTGCACAAGTTGTCAAACAGCTAATTATTTGTGCTTGCTTTCTTGCTATTGTTGTAAGGCTGTAATTAAATAATTTAGACTCTCTTACTGCTGGAGTATCTGCTGTCAGATAAAAGACACTTTCTGATGAAGGAGGAGAGCCTTTTTTTAATACGCGATGATATCTGCTAAATGCGTAAAGAGGTGCATATTTTACAGTAACGTTTTCAAATACCTCATTATGTAAACCCTCATTAACATAGGATGGTTTAGCCATAAAACCAATTTTACTAAATGTACCATTACCTTGAAGTGAACCAAATTCTCCTACAAAAGTTTCTGTTACTTGGTCTGTTTCAAAATTCCTTGATGTGGTAAATTCCGTTGTAACTCTATTTCCTAAAACAACAGAACTAGCATTATCATTATTCTCTCCAACTGCAATAATACCTACAGGCGTACCCTCCACCATAGAAAAGTTATTCCCCGCTAAATTAAGAGGGTCATCCATAAGCATAATGCCTGTGATTGAAGGGGTTCCAACATATGCTGGCTGTGAATCGTATTCCCTTCGAGACGCAGATACTCCTGTTATTTGTGTACTTTCATCCCCAACATTATCTACGGATTCTTGAAGGAATACACTTTTTACAACGTTTTCTGAGTAGACTTCTTTTTCAATTGAACCATCTTCATTAACTAATTCAATTTTAAACACACCCTTGGGTTGGTCTACTTCTTTACTATTAATTTTTTCTAACTGTTCTTTCATTTGTGTGGCCTTATGTCAATACAAAAATAGGAGTGCTGTCTGCTGTTGCAGATAAAGTGGATGGTGTAATAGTTGGTAAAGTTTCTTCTATATTTGCACCAGTTAAAATATCAATTGTAATTAAATTCAATACTTGTGCATCAGACATGACAGATATAAGTCCTGTACTAATTGGACTACTTGTTTCTGCGAGAGCAATAGCTAGAGAAACACTGTCTATAAAAGTAAGCCAGTATATAACATCTGCCCAAGTACTCTCATCTGTAATAGGTAAACCCCAACTGTTAGCATCATTAATTGCTACAACTTGACTTACATAGGATTGCTCAATATCACCTACAATTATAGTCATCCTAGTACCTCCAACTACTGATACCGTCAGATATTAACTTGATACTAATAGCTCCTGCAAAAAGGAGTTCACCATCTACATCAACACCTGTAGAGTCAGTTATAGTATCTCCTCCTTGAACTAAAATCTTAGGAGCATTAGCAGAATACGTAGAAGTTACTGTTACATTAATTATTGTATTAGTTGCAACAGTATTAGCCAAAGGAAGATTGTAATTTCCTGCTGATTGTAACTCCATAAAACCTAAGTCACTTAATGTGCTGCTTGGAACAGGGACAGTAGTTAGTTGACTTAAACTACCCCCACCACCACCTGATGCTACTTGAGCTACCCATTCTGCACCATTCCAAGTAAGAACATCGTCTAAACTAGGAGTTGTAAGAGTAACATCTGAAAGTTGGCCTATTGTACTTGAAGTTATATCTGCTGCGGGAGCTGACTGAGGAACCCAGTTTACGCCATCCCATACAAGAACTTCCCCAACAAGGGGAGGTGTACTTGTTACATCTACATCAGGTAAAGTTCCTATTGAAGTAGGAGGGGGAGAGGCAATATTTTCTAAATCAATAAGACGTACAAGATCAGTATCCGCAGTAGGAGGAGCTATATTAATAATGCCGTAATCATTCATGTCTAGAGGCGCATCCATTTGATTAGGAGCATCTCCTTTACGCGACAACATGTCTGCTATAGCTACTTCTATTGCTTCTAGATTAGAATCTATCTCAGCTATTGTAGTAGGAGTCCCTACTTTTATGTATCTTGCCATTACTTACTAACACCTTTTATTTTTTCTATTGTGCGGAGACCTGCTAATCCCAACATCCCTAATGTGAGTTCTAACATTACTTCAAGAGGGAGAGTTGGCGCTCCAACATCAGGCATAATCCACTCTAATATAGGATTGATAACAAAGGAGAATAAGAATCCTAATCCACATACCCACATAAGAAAAGGTCTTGCTCCTGCTACGAAGGTAGACCTGTGTTGTGCCTGAGTTTTCATTATCTCAGCTTGGG